GTAGCCCATGCGCGGCATTTTCATGCGCACCATGTCCATGTGGCTCATGCGCGTGGTGACCTTGGTGCCCAGCGTGACCACATAGGTGACCGTCTGGCCCAGCACCTCATAGGGCTGCACCATGGGTGGGAAAATGTCGCAATTCAGTGCGAAAAGGCCTTCACCCTTGCGCACATACAGGGTGGCGAAGGCATCGCCATAGCCGGCGGCGTTGAAGCACACCTGGTGGGCGTTCTGGTTGAAGAACTTGGCCAGACACTGCAGCTCGTCGACCATCTTCTTTTCGCCGGCACTGATACCCGGCTTGGGCTCGATGAATACCGTCTCGCCCGTCGTCTCGTGGCCGCCCAGCGCCATCTGCACATGCAGGCGCAGGATGGTGTTCATCAGGCCCGACTGCACCATGTGGTGCCATTTCATGTAGATCTCGACGCGGGAGCGTGCTGGGCGCTCGGTATTGCCCAGCATCATTTCAACGCCCACGTAGTCGGCGTCGAAGGTCGATACAGAGGTTTGAATCTGGGGCTCTGCCACTTCGCCCAAAAGCAGCTGCGCGGCGTTTCTGGTCGCGCTCGCCAGGCTGCTCAGGAGCTTGCGTTTCGCTTTGGGTTGGTCTGCCATGGGAGTGGGTACGCAATAGGCCTATTTGGGCACCAGCGTACCGGCGCCAAAACGCCCGATTTCTGGGCGCTTTGCGCGGTTTTCATGGCCTACAGCCCGGCGGTGGCGTCTTCGTCCGGGCGCGGGTTGAGCAGGTATTTGCGGGTGTAAGGGGGGATGTTGAGATTGCCGGTGACGCCGACGATCTCGTAATTGACGATCACCCCGTCGCCCACCAGCACCGCCACCAGCATGCGCTTGTCTGGCATGACATAGCCGTCTGTATCAGGGGCGAATTCTGGCTCGATTGAGGCCTCTACAACGCCATCGGCATAGTCCTGGTATCCGCCATCGTCCGAAGTGTTTCCCAGCTTGGCCGCGAAGCCCTGCGAGAAGTGGATCACCGCATCGGTGGCCGGTACCCACGAATAGTTGACCTCATCCTCATCAGACAGCACGCCAGCGCCGCCCATGGTGCCCGGCTCGTCCTCGAGGTCATCCGGGTCGGGGGTGGCGTTGGTGCGCTCTACCTGCTTGTTGAACAGGACGCAGTCCAGCCGGTTGGGCTCGCGCAGTGTGCGCTGGCGGTTGGCGCGGTTTACGGCTTTCGCCACGTTATTGAGCATGGTTACCTCTGGGCCTGGTCAGCGGCAGCAATCGCGGCCATGGCGGCATCGCGCCCGTAGCCCATCGCCATCAGCGTCTTGATTTTCTGTTCAAAGGGCACGGACTTGTTGACCTTTTCCTTATGCGTCTTGCGTAGCGTGTCATTGGCAGCCTTGACCCGCTCGGCGGCGCGGCGCTGCTGCGCGGGCTGGGCCTGGCGTACGGCGCGGCGCTCTTCGCTGCTGGTGATGGTGCGATCGCGCTTTCGCGCCTGTAGGGCCTGCTCTATGAACTTCTGCTGGTCGGCCACCGAGACGATTTGATTCTTGTTGCTCAGCGTCTTACGGCCGTTGTGGATCATCCGCTGGGCGAAGTTCTCGAACGTCGGGCCGTGGGTGATCACCGCCATGACGCGCAGGACGTGCTTACAGGCCACGCCATACAGCTTGGGGTTGCGCACCTTGGGGAAACCGTCCTCTGCCCGGCCATAGTTGAAGTTGCCGATCGTGGCGATGTAGCGGAACCAGAAGGTATGCCGGCCACAGTCACAGTCAAACTTCACCTTGCCGGTTGCCAGCTGCTTGGCCGCGGCCTTGACGGCGGTACCGCCCGCCAGCGCGCTGTCATAGCCCATGAACTGGACCTGCACATAGTGGCGCTGGACGTCGGAGTTGGGCCCGGCATTGGTCTGGAAGAGCACAACGCCCGCGCGGTTGGATACCGGGGTGGCAAAGTGGATCTCTTTGTTACCGCGCTGGCGGTCCTCGGGCCGTGACAGGTCGATCACCTGGCGCGCCAGGATGCCGCCAGCGGCGCCGGTGGGCTTGTTCCCCTTGTACTGGCCATGCTTGCGCTGGATATCGCGCACCGCGGCCTTGAAGGCGACGATATCGTCGATGGTAAGCATGCGGGGCTTGCCGTCGATCGTCGTGAACAGCTTCCGGTCAGGGTCATACAGGCCAGACAGGTCGTCGGCACTCAGGATGACGTCCTGGTCGGCAAGGCGGCGTCTCAGGTCGTATTCAAACGACTCGCGCGCCTCTTTGCCCGACCTGGCTGCGCCCTGGATGAACTCCGGGCGCTTGGGCTTCTGGGCAGCCATCAGCGCACCTTCCTGGTTTCAGTGCTCAGCCCACACTTTTCCTTGAGGTAGCGCAGGTGCTCGCTGGTGGGCAGCACCAGGTCTTGTTCCTTGAGCTCAGCGTCGACGGTAGCGAGCCCAGCGGCCGCCATGATGGCCAGCGTCTCGGAGGGATCGCCATACACGCGGCGCGCCACCAGTGACAGGTCGTAGCGCTCATTGGGGTATGTGCGCACCACCTGGCGGGAGCTCGAATAGGAGGGCTCTGTTACGGCGAACAGGCGCACCTCCCGATAGAACCTCGACACCTCGATCACAACCGTTTCCCCTGCAGGCGCCAGCAATGTGGCTAATCGGGGAATTGTGACGGCGCCGTGCTGGCGCTTATGGGCGAGGTTTGCGCGCCCGGGGGGTTACTCCGCGTCGGGCGGCGTTGGGTTGGCCCACTTGTTCGCGACGTTGCGGTGCACCATGGCGAGTACCGGCCCTTCTATGCCGTCCTCTTCCACCAGGTGGTATTCGGGCAGGGTGTTGCCCTGGATGATTTCGCGCAGCATGCGGGAGAACTCCTTGAACTTGGAGGTGCTGCCACTGCGCTGGTAGATCGTTTTGAAGCCCCAGCGGGCGCCGCTCTTGCCCGCGGCCTTGCGCGCCAGTCGGTACAGGAAGCGCTCAATGCCCGATTCCATCAGGAAGTAGTCCGGGTGCATGGTCAGCACGTCCGGCTTGGCGCCACTGGTGATTTCCTCATACATCCAGTTGGCCAGGCGGAATTCGACGTACTCGACCTTGTTGGTGGCGGCATTACTGATCACCCGGGTGCCGTGTATCAGCGGGTCGCCATTGTTGACGATCTTGGCCTCACCATCCCGGGACACCTTGCGCTCAATGGCGACGTGCGTGGTGCTCAGGCGGTTGAGCGCCTCGACTACGAAGTCTTTCTGGTTGCCCCCGTTGTCCTTGCGGCAGAACTTCAACACCTCACCAATGTGCGGCCTGAACGTCTGCTGGGGGATATCTTGGCGATCGCCGTCGGCGAACTTGTTCATAGCCTCAGTGAGGTGCGATATCGCCATCAGCACCAGGTCATAGTCCCATACCGACGCCATGCCATACGGGCCGGAGGTGACTTGCACGTATCCGTCAGGCAGCTCGAAGCGCATCACCTGGTTGGCGCGCTTGTCTTTCTTGGACAACCGGTAAACGGCCACGTCCATCACGCCGCGGTTATCCTTCGCCCCCACGTCGTACAGCATGGGCGCAAAGAAGTCGGGCTGCTCAGCGCCGCGCGGTTTCTTGCGCGTGGTCGCCGGCTTCACGGTGATGGACTTCGCATCCGCGGTGGTTGCCGGCACCTTGGGCTGGGGTTGCTCCATCCCTTCCAGCAGGTCGCCCTGCTTGGCGCGCTGGCGCTTCCTGTCCTCATGCTTGGCCTGCAGGGCCTGTACCGCCTGCAGATTCCTCGTGCTAGGGTCCTTGGTGGCTGGCATACGCGTTCTCAATATCTGGCTGTGCGTGGATGATAGGTGCTGGTGGGCACTCAAGGAAAGCCGACGGGCAACGGTGGGTACGGTGGGTGGGTGTGTAAATTACGGGATGGGAGTGGCGCTATGCTGGCAAAACCAGTAAATCCGGGGGTTTGAGGGCATTTCCAAGGCCTCTGGTAATCGCCACCACCGTGCTTTGCCGTAATTTACCCACCCAAATGGGCCAAAACGGGCTGGCGCGGCGTAATTTACCCACCAAACCCAGTAATTTACCCACCCCAAAACGTAATTTACCCACCCTAATCGTAATTTACCCACCCGCCCACAGGGTTGTGCACAAGCCGCGCGCCCCGTGGGTTATGGGCCCACCCCAGTTATTCACAATGCCCAAAACAGATATAAAACGGTGGTTAAAACATTGAAACGTTTTATAAGGGGCGATTGGTCGTTTTTGGGGTGGGTCCAGATCCTTCGTTATCCCATTGAGCCTTTACCGCGGAAGGCCATGATCGCTGCCCGCTCACGGTCGGTGACCATCATGGAGCTCATACCGGTTGCATAGGACCACTGTGCCTTATCAATCGGTGGCAGCAGGTGCCCGTCGACCATGCGGAGCTCGATACGAGGCCCGAGGGTGTGCTGTGAATCGGTCCCATCGCCGGTTGCCGTCACCCACGCCCAATTGCCCGAAATCCCATTCTGCACAAACTTGTTAGCTACACCGCAGAACTTGAGGTCATTGTCATGAACCAACAGGGTCCAGATTCCCTGGACGATGAGCAAGACGACAGTGTACTTATTGGCCAAGCGATAGCACCCGGCCTTATCAAGCTGCTCAATTCCCTCAACGTGCCCTGAAACTGGCATTTGGTCTGTTTTCATTGGGTCCATAGGTGTCTCCTAGAAGGCGCCGCCAGCGACGGCGCCGAATTGATCAGTCGGCAGTGCGCTCGGTGATTTCCATGCTGATCGGGAATTTGTCAAAGATCGTCTGCGCGGCAATAAACCCCAGGCGCATGCCTTTGGCCATGTCCTCGTTCAGCTGAATAGCTCCACCAGGATCATCTTTGAACTGAATGAGGGTACCCGCCTGGGCAACCACCGACATATCGGCCAGTTGCTTGACCCGGGAATCAAACCAGCGCTCCAGGAAGCGTACACCCTCGACGGAGTCCGGCAGGTGCATCACGCGCCCCACCAGGTTGATCAGCTCCTGCTCGAGGCGCTCGTGCTCGAGCACGGCATCTTCGGGGGCGTTGGGGTAATCGGCCTTGCTCCAGGCGCTGGCCACCTTCTCGTGCATGGCCATGACCTGCTCCAGGATCTCCTGGCGGCCTGCCTCGGTGACTTGGGCAGGGTCAGTGGTCGGCAGCGTGCCGAAATCGATCACAGGCGCTTGCATGGTTACACCGCCTCCGGTTCAGCGCGCTTGAGCTGGTCGCTCAGTGCGGTAGGGATGTTACGGATGGTGAGCGTGTTGCCCTCGCGGTCGAACTCGATGCGATCGCCCAGCAGGTGCTGTTCAAAGCTGATCGACAGCCCCTCAGCGCGCCCGGTGAAGCGGCGGAACTGGTTCAAGGTGCGCTTATCCGCCGGGATCTCAGGCGAGAGGCCGTAATCGGCATTACGGATGAACTCTGCGAAGTTCTGCGGGCGGTCCTCATCCAGCAGCGTCGACAGCTCGGCCAGGGTGACCGGCTCGCCCACCTTGATCTGGCTGGCGGCGTAGTCGACCAGGGTGGCGGTCTTCTCGCGCGCCGATTCCTCGGGCAGGTCTTCCTGTTCCACATAGTCGCTGAACGCCTTGAGCAGCGTGCGCGTCTCGCCAGCGCCGTCGATGCCTTCCTGGCAGCCGATGAAGTCGCGGAAGTAGTCAGAGATCTTTTTGCCGTTCTTGCCCTTGAGGAACGATATGTACTGCTTGGACTGGGCGTTGTTCTTCCACTCGCTCAGGTTGATACGCGCCGCCAGATGGATCTTGGACAGGTCCAGGTGGCGCGACGTGGTCACCTGCAGCTCAGGGGTCACCAGAACGCTGTCAGCGTGGTGCAGCATCGCGATCGACAGATAGTGGTCATACCCTGCTGGTAGTGGGCAAACACGACGTGGCCACCGCTGGAAAGGTTCGATTCCTCCATCAGCTTGGTGAGCTGCTCGGCGGCCTGCTGGGTGAACTCGACAAAGCTGCTCTTGCCGTCCAGGTGGGCTTTGAGCCACCCGCTCAGTGGGTAAGCGCCAGATTCGCCGTGGAAGAAGCCCCACGCCTTGCCCTGCTTGCCGTTGTAGGCGTCATTGAGGTCGAACAGCAGGTTTTCGATAGCATCGCTCACAGGCAGCACGGCGGAGCTCAGGTGCAGCGCTGCAGGGCTGCCGTCGGGCTTCTTGTCGATGTTGTGGACGATCATGTTTTTGATAGGCATTGCGGTGTCCTTGTTGGTTGGCGTGTTGGCGCCGGGAATTGGGGTGGAAGCGGCCTTGGGCCTAGTTTTCTTCGGCGACGCCGAACACTGGGCGCGCCAGCAGCGCTTCCAGGGCAAGTTCCAGGGTGACGCCAGAACCCTTGCCGCGGCC